AAAGTGTCAGAGATTAATTCTGAAGCTCCTATCGCGACCGAAGCGGTAGAAGCGGCACAAGCTCCAGTTGTAACTGCTCAATACATGGCATACACAAAGCCACGCGTTGACACAAATGTTACAGCAGGACAGTATCTAAATGCACAAATCAAAGCACTAGGTGGCGACACCGATGCTCGCGATTTAGTAGCAGCATTACAAATTGCAACTGTTTCTGAGAATACAGGAATGGTTCCACCTAACTACCTACGCGATGTTATCGGAGTTATCGATTCATCTCGTCCATTTATTGATTCAATCGAGCGCGCTCCACTTCCAGCATCAGGAATGAAAATTTTCACTCCAAAGCTAGGAACTCAAGCAACTGTTGCTCAAACTGCTGAGGGTGTTGAGTTTTCATCAACTGACACAGTTGTAACTTTCCAAGAAGACAACATTGTTAAGTTTGCAGGTGCAAATGTAGTAAATGTTGAATTATTTGATCGTTCAGACCCATCTTTCGCTGATCTATTAGTTCGTGAGTTAGCAGCATCTTATGCACAAAAGACAGATGCTTATGCAGCAAACATTGCAGCACAAAACTCAATTGGTTCAACTGGATCATCTATCTACAAAGCCATCGCTGATGGAATTGCAGATTCTTATGGCGTAATGCGCTTTACACCAAACCGCCTATTAGTTGCACCTTCAGGTGGAGCAAATAGCATTGACTTCGCTGGATTACTTGGCGAGGTTGCAGATGGTCGTCCTCTATTCGCTGCAGCTGCTCCACAAAACGCAGCTGGCTTACTAACACAGGGTTCAACAAATGGAACAGTCGCAGGACTTAACCTAGTTGTAGATCCTAACTACACAGGCAACGATGCAGGTGTCAAGTATGGATTAGTTTATCCATCAGCAGCAATGCGATTCCATGAGAGTGGCACAATTGAACTTCGTGCCAATTTGGTTGCTAATGGACGCATCGAGATCGGTCTTTATGGTTATGTAGCCGTAGTAAACCGCTTCCCTACTGCATTCCGTTATTTAACAGTAGCGTAATTTAACTGAGTGCCTGAGGTTGCTCCCGATCTCAGGCATCCATTAATGGGAGTAAGGAGATGACACTTGCCTAGTATAATTTCAGCATCAGAGTTGAGAGCCGTATTAGGCGTGTCATCTTCCTTGTATAATGACAATTATCTAAATCAAATTATTGACACAGCAGAAACTGTTATTCTGCCAATGCTTGTTACATTCAAAAGCCCGATTCAAAAAGTGTCGCTGACTGATAATGTCGCCAGTTTTACTACACTAGGAATTCATGAATTTACCGAAGGACAATCAGTTGTCATCACAGGATGCGGAACACCTTACAATGGAACGAGAACAATACTTGCAGACAATCTTGGCGAGTATACCTTTTCAGCTGCAATCACAAATGCCGACATCAATGAAGCAAATGTTATTCCAAGTGGAGTTGCCACTTTATCTGGAGCATCAACTTATGTTGGAAACGCAGCTGTTCAGTCAGCTGTCTACACAGTTTCAGTAGAGGTTTTTCAAGCAAGACTTGCAGGTGGTGGACAAATCGAAGGCGTTGATTTTACAGCTACACCTTTCAGAATGGGTCGCTCATTATTTAACAAATGTGTAGGATTATTAGGTTCTTATATGGATACTGAAAGTATGGCTCTCTAGTGCCTAACCAAACAATTCTTGAGCAGGTTCGCACACCTTTAGCAACTGCTTTATCTAGCGTTGCAGGAAATGTTTATTCATTCGTGCCTGAAACAGTTATTCCACCAGCAGTTGTAGTTGTGCCTGATTCACCATATTTAGAATTCGAAACAATAAGTAAGTCAAATATTCGCGCTAAGGTCAATATGACCATCACAGTTGCAGTTGCTTATAATAGCAACCCTGCATCACTCGACAACATCGAGCAGTTAGTAATAAGTGTTCTGGCAGTAATTCCAGCAGGATATATTGTCAGTTCGGTTGAAAGACCAACAGTTACGCAAGTTGGATCAAGCACTCTGCTTATTGCAGATGTTAGAGTTAGCACCTATTACACGAGAACAATCTAAGGAGAAAAATGCCAACGACAGTTATTACCGGTCGAGATATTACCTTCACAATTGGCGGTAATAATTTCGATGCACAGGCAACAACAGCAACACTTACTGGCGAGATGGATCGTCAGACTTATCAGACACTAGACGGAAAAGTCTTTAAGGTAACTGATAATAACTTCACTTTTGAAGTTGAAATGTTAGCCGACTGGGGCGCAACTGGATCTCTATGCGAGATTCTGTGGGGCGTTGCTGAGTCAGCACCAGATACAGCAATCAGCACAGTTTTCACAGCTACATCAGGCGCAGTATTTACTTTTCAAGTATTGCCAATGTGGCCATCAGCTGGTGGAACTGCACCAGATGCACAAACTGTATCTTTATCATTCCAAGTAATCGGAGTGCCATCAGAAGCGTTCTAATCAATAAACAAACGGGAGCAAACAAATGAAGTTACCAATTACAATTGAATATAACTCAGGTGAGCAAGCCACTTATGTAGCCCAACCACCTGAGTGGGCTAAGTGGGAAAAGACAACTGGCAATACCATAAGCCAAGCAAAAGAAAAACTTGGAATGTGGGATCTAATGTTTTTAGCATATAACGCTCATAAGCGTGAAGCTGCTGGAAAGCCAGTAAAAGGTTTTGATATATGGATGGAAACAGTCAGTGATGTAATTGTCGGTGATGCAAACCCAAAAGCCATCCAGCAGGAAGCCTAAGCAGATTATTGGTTGAGTTGGCATTAGCCACACAGATTCCAATGAGTGAGTGGGTTGATTCGGATGACATTCTAACAGCGATCGAAGTATTGGAGCAGAGGTATGGCAAGTGAAACAATCGCCTACAATAAAAAAGACCTGCGCGATATTTACAAGGCTTTTAAACTTATGGATGACCAAGCTACTGACGAAGCACGCCGTCAATCTGCTGCTCTGGCGTATTTTGCATCTGAGGAAATTAAACAAGCAGCTGGACAAAGAACAAAGGCTGGCAAAGTTGCGCAGAGAGTCGCGGACGGCGTTAGCATCTCTAAATCAAGCAAGATCGGTGAATTCAGTTATGGATTCGCACGCCAGAAATTTTCAGGTGGTGCTACTACGCAAACCCTATGGGGTGGCATTGAGTTTGGTTCAAATAAATTCAAACAGTTCCCTGCATATTCTGGGCGGTCAGGTCGTGGATCTCGCGGATGGTTCATTTATCCAACCCTTCGCAGAATTCAGCCTGAATTGATTAATAAGTGGGAAGAAAGTTTTAATCGCATCATTAAGGAATGGGTCTAATGGCAACCGGTAATCGCACATTAAAATTATCAATTCTTGCTGATGTTGATGATCTAAAAAAGAAGTTAGGCGAAGCCGACAAGGCTGTCGAAACTAACTCAAGTAAGATTGCAGAGTTTGGAAAGAAGGCTGCTGCTGCGTTTGCGGTCGCTGCTGCTGCTGCCGTTGCCTATGCTAGCAAATTAGCCATTGATGGGGTCAAGAGTGCGATAGAGGATGAGCAGGCACAGTTAAGGTTAGCCAATGCTCTAAGACAAGCCACAGGGGCAACAGATGCCCAAATAGCGGCAACTGAGGACATGATCCTTAAGACTAGCCTTGCAACTGGTGTTGCCGACGATCAATTAAGACCGGCATTACAGAGATTGGCAGTATCTACAAAAGATACAGGAGAAGCTCAAAAATTATTAACCCTTGCTTTAGATATTAGCGCAGCATCAGGTAAAGATTTAGAAACTGTTACAAATGCTTTAGGTAGAGCACAGGATGGAAATGTTACTTCATTAGGTCGATTAGGTCTTGGCTTATCAAAGGCTGAATTATCTACTTTAACATTTACTGAGGTTCAACAGAAACTTGCTGATCTTTATGGTGGCGCAGCAGCTACAAATGCTGAAACCTTTCAAGGAAAGATCGATCGCTTAAAAGTAGGATTTGATGAAGCTAAAGAATCACTTGGCACAGCCTTACTACCTGAGATTGAGAAGTTTATTGGATTCTTAAATGAAACAGGCATTCCAAGCCTTAATGCTTTTATTGCAGGATTAACTGGAGCAGGTGGATTAAATGAAGGATTTACCGAAACTCAAAGAAATGCAGAATCTTTTGGTAGAGCAATTAGTGTCGTGGCTGGAATCATTTCAGGATTTATCACATTCTTGCGTGAGGCAATTGGCTTAGTTGTATCTTTAGCCAATGAATTAATCAGAGTTGTAAATATCATTCCGGGTGTCAATATAGGTTCATTACCTAATCCAGCACCATCAGCTAGTAGATCATCATTACCTAAAGTACCTACTTCAAGCGGTAATTTTGGCGGTGGCGGAATGGGTCAAATCACAAACATTACAGTTAATGCAATCGATGGCGAAGGTGCTGCAAGAGCTGTTGCCAAAACATTAAATGCTCAATCTGCTAGAAGTGTCAGCGCATTAAGGGATAGATAATGTCAGCATTTACACCAGACTGGAAATTGACTGTCGGTGGGGTTGATTATACTGACATAGCAATATCAGATGTTCAGCATCAATCAGGGCGCACAGATATTTACCAACAGGCGCTTCCTTCATATATGCAAATAAGTTTTGTTGCTTTATTAGGTCAAACCTTACCTTTTGACATAAATGACTCATTTGATTTACAAATAAAAGATTCAACTGGATCTTATGTAAGTTTATTTGGTGG